CACTTGTTTTTCTCGCCTATTTGGCGGGCCCCCAGAGCGCTGGGGGCGGTCTAAGACGCCTGGCTCATTACCAGGGTGGATTCCATCATGCGAATCTGCACCGGGACTTGTCCGCGGTGTGAGGTTGTGCACCATGGCGGTGTGCACACGTGCAGGGCACGTGCCGCGCTTGCGGGCTCACTTATAACGCCCCCGGGTTTACATCCGGGGTTTGGATTCTGCGTCGAATCTGGTATTGGCTTGCAGTCTCCGGCTGTAAGCGTGGTATCATAGTACTCGGTGGTAGCTTAGCCACCCGCATTCACCTGCGAATACGTAATCGGAGCACCAGCCAGCAAAGTTAGCTGCGCAGTAGTCAAATTAGAACGTCCCCCCACCAAAGCACCCTGTGGCCTTTTAGGTTATCGCAAACACAGATTCTTGCTAGGTGGACAACCCTTCGTTTTAATGATAGCTGCGCGGTGAAGATAGCTGCAGATCTCCCGACACGTGATGGAATGCCTATGTATCTCTATTGGTCTGCTCTCGCCGACATGACCCTGCATAGTGCCAATCCATAAGCCTACTTTACGAGAGCAGTCACCCTGACTGGGCCCGTGGAATCGAACATCCACAGGTCGACAATTCCGTTCGCCGAAATCATCTCGAAAGGGGATGCGCACCCAAAATCGCGCCAACAAGAACTCTCGAAAGAGCCGTTCACGCAAGTCTAAGACTAGCGGCCGTAAAGGCAAGCTCAACTTCCAGTTGGGTATCGGCTATGGCAACAAATCCCGCCAGGCACGTGCACCACGCATGTCCCGGGACGTCATGGCCGTAACTGCCCCTTCGGCCGTCGGTTTCTCCTTGCCTTCGGCAACTTTCAATATAATCGGTAGGCCCCTTGCCACCGCTGACTATGATACCACTCGTGGCATTCGTATCAGTGGGTCCGGCCTCGCCTGTTTTTCCGTGGTTAACAGCCCGCGGGATTTCAGAGGATTGTATGACACCAGAGCCGCCGCACCAGTTGCGGCACAGTACTACATCCCCGTGGTGCCTGGCAACATTGACCCGCGACTGTACCAAATCGCTAAGACTTTCCAGTTTTACGCTTTCCGTACTTTAACGCTAGTTTATGTCCCAAATGTCGGCACCACCCGGGCTGGAAATATTGCCTGGGGCATCTCCCAGGACTCTGAGGAGTTCCTTCAAATACCTGCCCCCACTCAACAGCAGGTGCTTGAATTTAACACCGCCGGCACCACGCCGGTGTGGCAAACAACGACCCTTGAGTACAACCACCCCGGCACAAAGACCTGGACAACAAATTACACCGGCAGTGAGTCTGGCCCGGTGTCCCAGTTCTACCAAGCGCAAATCGCCGCCGTTTGCTCCGCCTTGAGTACCGCAACACCGACCGTCCCCGACATAACAGGGACCGTGTATGTGACGTACGTCATCGATCTTTATGAGCCACAGCCCGTTGAGGATCTCCTCAGTGGTGCCGCCAGTAACCCACCAACCGGGTATATTGGCCAGTCGCCTGAAGATTTGAGGATGTGCTGCCTCGAGGATGAGTTGCGGGCATTGCGCCTTTTGTGCTGCCGTGATTCACCAGGCTCCCCAGTCCAACAACAACAACAACAACAAACACCTACATTAGAGTCTAAGGAGGACTTTCCTCCCCTCGTGCCGCTAGTACGAGCAGACCCCACACCGTGCGTTTCCGACCTTCCCGGCCCTCCAGCCGCTTTGGTCCGCACCGCGTCATTTTGGCCCTCAACTGGTCCCCCTTCCCCAGTGGACCTGTCCTAAGCGCCCAATGACGCCCCTAAACCCTTTGTTATCAAGGTGCCCTTTCAGGGCGCAGTTTCAAATCTGCCTTATCAAAATTGGAAGAGGGTGATGTACCTTTACAAAATTCAGATAACCCCGCGACTCCGCCCGCGGAATACAAGACTAGGTGGCCTCGACGGTAGTGTCCATGCAGACTCGAGGAACTGCTTTGCCGGGGGGGATGGAGGCCTGGAGTCAAATCCAGATTGCACTGATCCCCTGGTTAATGGAAATTGGTACGGGCCGAGAAGTGCAGTAGCAACTTAAGGTAGCCGGTAAGACCAGTAGAATAAAAAATAGCAGAAAAACAACCAACATCACAATCCAAACCCGGGGGGGCCCCCGGGAAATTGGGCGGTGCTATGGGAGGAGGTAGTTACACCAAAATCCCTAAGCATCTCGCGAAGCCCAAATCTCCTCAAAGCGGGGGGAAAGACCATGGCCCGGCAAAGCTGTCGGGGGTTGGTGGACCTAAACCACCACTTACGCCGTCCCCAGTATCTGTGGCTGGGGCGGAAGAGAAAATTACACAAAGTGCGCCGGCGCCTGTAGTCACTGAGGCAGGCCCGGCAAAGAAAACTACTCAGCCAATTGTCGTGGACACGTCCAGCCTTGCCGCGCAAGATCTGTGCCATTGCAATGACGTCCGCCATGCACATCCGGTGGATTGGAAGAAGGGGCGCTCGCCTGAAGCTGGATCAGGGAGTAGCCCGGGGAGTGGGAACCCCAGCGCAGCTCGGCGAGTTAAAGCGAAACTTGCCAAGATGCCTAAACTCATGGCTCGTTGTATGGTTTGGACTCCCGAGTGTGCGAAACTCGGGCACTACCACATTCCGTTCGAACTGTTACGACGCCTTGAAGAAGTGGAAATTGAGAGACGGGCACAGGACATGCTCAATCTCGACGACCCGGATGACGACTACTATGAAGATGTGCCATCGGATAAAGGAACCGTGCCTAAACTCATCATTGTCTCGAGTGCTGCGGAAAATGCAGCTGCCATTGAAGGAACCGAGATCAAAGAAGAGGGGCCAGCTCCTAGTCCGGAGGCCGTGTTGCCATCCGCGCCGCCTGCCCCCACCCCAGGGGCTAAGTCGAAACCGTTGCAGTGCGCCGCTGAGGCTCAGACACCCGACCACTGGGAGTCTTGGGCGGAGGCTGACTGCGACGTCGCCTCGTGGAAGGGACCCGTTGCCCCCCACAAGGAAAAGGAAGAGGTTAAAGACGTGGAGGTGGCTCAGGTTGAGCCGCCCGCATCCGAGATCTACTTCGGACCCAGTTTGGAAGGACGCACCCTCCATACCACTTGGGTGACACTGTATTTGACGGCCAGCCCCGCGAGGGGTGAGCTCTCTTTCACTCAATGGCTTCTGCAGAAGCTGCCACTCATCCGGCAGAGCGATGCAGTCTCGTATGTGCAACTCCGCCAGGACTTGTGCGTCGAGGCTGAGGAGGTTGATTCCCTTCTCACACAGCATTACTCCGCAGGGTGGGCATTCTGGCACACTGGCACGTTCCACGTGCAGAACCAGCACAGCAGTATCTACTGGCTTGCTAAGACCTACAACAGCGTTCGCCACGGCCAAATCTACGAGGAAATGTATGAGAGGCTGAAGTTGACGCAGGAGTGGGACACAAGTTTGCAGTTTACCGAAGCTGGCATGCAGGCGACAGCCTTGTCGTTTTTCAGCCATGTGCTCAACCACCATTTTCCCGTTGAGCACGCACTTTGGAAGCGCAACGAGCTCGTGTACAACAACACACTCGGTTATTGCGCAAATCGCTATGTCGCTATCTGGGGGTCCAGATTGTCGTTCGCGGGGAAGGCTGGAGTGACTTTTCCGTTCGCGGGAGCGTTGGGGGCAACCTCACTCAACGTTTCCCGTTCCGGTGGGAGCCGGTAGAATGCGAGGTGGTGGAAGATTTAGTGTTCGACGAGGACCGGTTTACGGTTCTCAGAGGGCACCAGTTTTTCAGAGACGGGGTGATCACTTTTCCTTCCTGCGCGGTCCCTTACCGCGACAAAAGTTATCGCACCGTCTTCGGCGGGTTCAGCACCAATTCCGTAGTTTATGCTAAGACCAACACCGGTTCGGCAAAGGCTGCTTGGCGCTTACTCGCTGTTCGCTTCGTCAACGGGAATCCGGGAGATCCATACGCAGTACGTAGTGTTACACATAAAGCGCTGTTCCAGGCACAGTCGGTTTTCATCATCAACCACCGTGCGGCGTTTGAAAGTGTGGCATCACTGATGCGGCCCTTTTTCGAGGGCTACACCAATATGGACGAAGAGCTGCGGGCACATCACGCCGACCCGCATCCCAAGGTTAAAGCGCGCATCAACGCGTACAACCAGCTCATACAGGACGGCACTTGGTGCAGCCCCCTGTGGCTAGAGGAAGTTTTGTATAAACCAAAGGGTCAGGAGCAGGCAAAGCCACGTAAAAAGATTCGTGGCATCGGCGATATGGGCGTCGCCGCGTCACTCCAGGGCTTTCGGTTGATGCATTTCTTCAAGGTTGCTCTCTCTAGCGTCAAAATTCCGCACTTAGGTGGCATAATATGGTTTTGCAAGTCCCCCACACCAGATCTGATGATCGACGCCTTTGATAACCTAATCAATCT